ACTTGGAAGCGTCATTGTGCTTGTAGATGATTGGAGTTACACCCGCAATGATATTGAATTTGAAGTCAGTTGCTTCATAGACTTTACCGTTGCCGTATGTAATCTTTACGTAACCATCGTAAGCATCACGGAGTAAGTCCCACAACTGTTGCTGTACACCATCCGGCATACCGAGCAATACAGTCATGTCCTTAATGAACAATGTCTTGTTGTTCATCTTGTGCAACGTGGATGCGTCTGAACCATCGGTGTTACGCCAACCTGATACAAGTGATGTTGAAGTCAGTTTGGATACGTAATCGAAGTACTTATTGTTACCTCCGAATGCTTCAATCACTGTGGATTTACCGCATGATGCAGGACCTACTACGAATAGCCATAAAGGTTCTCCAGGCAGGAATACGGATAGCGATGTAGCCAACATGGTATCAATCGTTTGAAGGATTGACTTGTTAGTGTACAGGCTTTCCTTGATTTGCTTCTGGAAGGTGGAGTAGGAAGTAACCTTATCCAAACTATCAACATCGATAGTGAAGGTCTTCTTTACTTCGTCCCCTTCTTCCAATACTGGTTCCTCTTCGTGGTCTTCTTGGGTTGTTGCCATCATATCCAACAGTACTTCTAAGACTTCGGTTTTCGTCTTAGCGTACTTCCAGATATCTCTAACATCCTTCGGAGTCTCTTTCTTGCTGGTCAGCTTCAACTTAGAAAGCTTTTCGGACTCCCAGTTGACAAGGCTGTACCGAAGTCCTGCTGAACGTTTCTTCAGTACCTCGATACCTTGCTCCCCTCCTTGATCGTTGTCAAAGAAGAATGATAGGGACTTGCCTTTGAACTTGGTGTTCCAATCTTGCTTCCAACAAGTTGCTCCAGGTAGAGCAAGTAAGGTAGGTGCTTCCTTACGTTGACTACGGAACGCTGCATAGAATGCTAAGGCATCCCACTCACCTTCAGTAACGATACATTCAGGATCGTATGTCTTCGTTTGGAACAGTTTGTACAACTGGAGGTCTAATCCAGGAGTCTTGAAGATTCGGAATCGGTTCTTTGGGTTGAAGTTGTTTGGATCGAACACCCCAAGGTTCCCAAGGAACTCTCCATTGAAGTATGGTACGTACCATCTGCCTGTGGTTGGATTCTTGTACCACTTGGCTAGCTTGAAGACTTCAGCGGGAATGGAACGCTCTGCTTCGAGGAAAGCATAATCTTCATCGGTTGTGTGCCCTTCTAGAGCTTTATGAAACTCGGTGATGAAGGTAATGTAATTGCCGGTACGTTGACACTTCATGCAACGATAAAGGCCGTTTGTCTTGTTGAATCCGAAGTGATTGACTTTTCTGCAACCATGAAAAGGACATGTACCGATATGGTTGTCTTTAACGGACTTGGCTACTTCAACTCCGAAGAACTTGTAAAAGGCTACTGGGTCTTGTGTGTTTTGCATGTTACTCATTTGGCTTGCTAGGATTGAGAATAAGGTCTTTTGGAAGTAATGCTAAAAGGTTGTCTGTAATACCTTGAGCAAGCTTTGATACATCAATCCTATTCGTATCATATAGCTTTTCAAAGTCTATTGTTGTGTCCTTAATAAACTTCTTGTGACCTTTACGGATAACCGTCCATCTGAAAACGACACGGTTTCTGTGAAGGTATACTGTTATGTATCCAAAATTAAGGTTGCGATGAATCACTCTCATAATTTTAGCTACGTTCAAGAATACCGTATCATAGTATTCTTTCGATCTGCTTAGTTCATCTGGCATTTATTGCTCTTTCTGTTAAACACCGATTCAGCTAACTCGTACTCATAGGTCTTTCCTGCTCCCCAATTGTTATCGATTAAATCTGGTTTACAGATACACGGAATACCGAGTTGTGTACCTGCTAATTCCATACGGCGTTTGAATTCATTAACTGCAAAGTTGAAGTAACCAAACGACGATTTTCTGGAGAAGGAGAAGAGTAATTCATCATGGACTTGAAGAATCATCTTCGGGACTAAAGTATCGTTTAGTTTTAGTGCATTGACTTTTTCTTGCTGAATGAATTCGTCGCAAGATATCATTGCACTCTTAACGATAAGTCCTTCTATCCCTTGAACTGAATAGTTCACTCCTGCGTAAGCTCTATGTTTTGGTACTTGCAGTCTATATCCTGTTGGGAGTTCGATGTAACCGTTTCGTTTGACTTGGGAAATAGTTCTATTGATCGTCTCCGTAGCACTTGGAAATAATGATTGTACTCTTCGATAGATTCCCTTGATTCCGCATGTTGCGTCGATCTTCGATTCTCCAGCACCGAATATGTATCCGAAGTTGACATTCTTAGCTACTCTCCGTTGTATCTTTGTTGGATCATCCGTCTCAAATATCTGCATAGCCATGTAAGTGTGAAAATCGAAACCTTGTTCGAAGGCTTTGATTAACTTTGGATCACCTGACCAATACGCGAAGATTCTAAGCTGTAACTGGTCATAGTCAATACTAATCCATACATAATCTTTCGAGGGTCCAAAACATTCGCGTAATGAGTAGACTATGTAGATGTTACCGTTCTCATCTATTCGTTCTTTACCCTTGCTTATGTTCTGCCCGTTAGGGTTCGACATGGATACCCTAGTGGTGTTAGTTCCGGTTGGATTAACACTTGGGTATAGCTTGCCGTTTATCTCGAAACGTCTATAGGACTTCTGGTAAGTTACTGCGGAGTTTACTTCCCTGTACGCTAGAAGATGATCCATGAACTTCAATCGAATGTCGTTTATGGATTTCAGTTTCTTCGGAGGGTTAACGCACTGTACTTTTAGTTCTGGTAAAGTAGCCTTATCTGTAGAGGGTTTACCTGCTGGAGTTAACTTGATCGGTTCGAACTTTAATGTTTCGTATAAAGCTTTGGTCAAGTCTTTACTACTGTTGGGATTGAATCCCCAATCATTCAATAGTTCTTGCATGGCTATTATGTTCGAGTTGCGAACATAAGAAGCTTTACAGAAACTAGATGAAAGGTTCTTTTGATGAATGTCTATTCCATGCTTAGACATTCTGTAGATAGCCGTTAATGACTTTCTAGGAATGTCGTAAGCGGATAATAATTCTGGTTCTTGCTGGAATGTGTTCTCTTGAAGTATGAATAATCCGGCTGTTCGTATAGCGTCATTAACGGCGTATTCTTTACAGCACTTAGCTAACTCTAGATTAGCTGGTGAGGGATCGTACTTAGCTATTGCTCTTGGTAGCCAGAAATCGCACTTGTGGAATAAGCTTGATTGACCAGCTAGGTGAGGGTGTCCTTCTACGGCTATATCCCAACCGAGTGTTTTAGCTTGTCCATTGCGTAGTTTCTTTACGGCATCATCTAGACGTTTTTCATCGGCATTCGATATGCCTAAGTGTTCTTCAGCTTGGTCTTTGAGATTCAAAGAATCATCACTACCGAAGATATGGGCACGAATCATTGTATCATGGCAATCGAAGAATCCGCTTTCAAGTACGTCTATATCGAAACCTTCGAATACCGAATCCCCTTCTGGAGGGGAGAGAAGAGATAACATGCGTATGTCAAAGTTCATGTTGTGGAATACAAGAACTGAATACGAATGTATGTAATTGTATATCTGCTTTAGGACTTTCTTAGTCCATAGTGGCTTACGGGTGAGTGGATCAACGTCACACTCCCAGTACTTAGTAACCCCGTCTTGATTGCAGGTGGAAACTGCGAATGCTCTACAACCATGTTCAGGAAAGAGACCTGTACCTTCAGTATCAATTGCTAGAAACTTCTTGATTGGTTGATACTTGATAACCTTAGATGCTTTTGATGGATTGGTTTTCTTAGCTCTTAATGCAACCATGGTCTAGCCTTGAAAGAATTGAGTAGATAAAAAATGCCCCGCAAGAGGGTAGGCTTCTTGCGGGGCACTTGATTAAGCAGTTACTACAACGTCCACGTTCCCCTTAGTAGTAACTGCTCCTTAGGTTGCTCGTTTCATACAACCTGTTGAACCTACAGTTTAGTGTACCTCTTGTACCTCGTCAAGCTTGACTTTCACCGCTTCGCCCTTGGAGTTCTTAGCGTTGAATGTCTTGGTTTTTTCGTTGTAGGACAACAAAGTAACCTTGCCAGCTTTGGGCATCTTCGAAGTCTTGACAGTGGCTTTGGAGCCTACCCAACTGTTCGGGTCGTCATCTTCTGAATCATCATCTTCAGAATCTTCCTCGGCATCGTCTTCGTCTGAATCGTCGTCGTTGTCGGATTCGTCTTCATCCGAATCTTCTTCTTCATCCTCTTCTTCAGATTCGTCATCATCTTCGCTTTCAGAGTCTTCTTCCTCGGACTCTTCGAGTGGACGGTTGACTCGAACATCGAGACCTTCAGCGGCGTATCGACTGAGTGTGATTGAGACAAGGGGTTGATCCTCCTTAATGGAAGTGAGAATGGACTTGATGGTGGACTCTGAAAGGTCGTCTGTGTCGTAACCAAGATTTTGTAACGTGAAAGCCAAGTCCTTGAAGGCTTGTTCTTCTGTACGATTACCTTGCTCGTACAGTCCGATGTACTTGGACGGAGTTTGACCAGCACCGATTGAACCAGTACAAACGAAGTTGAAAGACGCGAACATATTTTTGTTCTTGTCCAAACCGACACGGCCACCTGTGCAACGTGCAGTTGTAGTAGCCTTACCACCAACGCGAAGATTGAATGCTTCAATCTGTTCTTCTTTGGTGGTGTACCCTGTTGGAGCCTTCTCCTTCCCTGCCTTCTTGAGGACAGTTGCTTTGGACTTCATCTTCTTGAAGAACTCTGCGGAAGTGTCCTTGAGACCTCGATTAGCTCCCTTGTCTGACTTCTTTACCATGATGGTACATGCCTTTCTGCAATGCTGAATTTATTACCAAACACAAACAAACAATTGAACGTTAACTACTCTTCGGTTTCTTCCAAGAAGATTCCGTTTTTGATTTTGTTATCCCAAGCTCGGATGAGGGTTTCATAACCCTTAGTAGGGTCATTGGGTAATGAGAAACCGTTTAATGGAACTCCCTTTAGATTGCAGAACCTATTGGGGAGTCCACACTTTGTCCAGATGGTGTCCCATCGGCAATGGACTGCTCTGGATTTGTTGTGGTGTCCGATGAAGAAAGCAAAGTCCATTGCTACCTTCAACCAATCGAACACACTCGTATTGCAAGCCGGAGAGTAAACATTATCTGTTGTTCCGGTATTCAATTCACCTTCACGTTCTTTTGTGTGTGCTGTGAAGATAACTCCAAGTCTTGAATCGAACTTCAAGTTATTGAATACACTCGTAAACTCTGAATTGATTTCGTTTCGTGATGCTCCGTAATCCTTCTTAGGAACAAACTCCATGTTATTGACTAAACACCAATTACGCTCACAAGCTTTGTAGCATTCATTGATGTTGTCAATACCGATAACTTTGATCGACTTGTCGGACTCTGCTTGTTCAAGTAACGCTATGAATTTCTTCCAAGCGTTTTCAGCACCACGTTCCATATCGGGAACTGTACTAATTCGAAAGTCAATCTGTCTTGCTTTGATGTTACGTCTTGCTGGTTCGAATTGAAATATCAATGAACCAGGAATCGATGCTATCAGAGAAGACTTTCCAACACCTGCGGTTCCATGAAACAACGTGTAGTAATCAAAGAAATCATCAGATGGTTGTGTGAATTCTTCAGGGCCAGGGATAGACCATTCTGAAGAACTGTCGGACGCTTTAACCGATCTACCTGTCGGTCGAACTTTCTTAGCTCTAGCTACCATACTTCCCTCCTTTCGTTTAGGGAGTAGTATGGTAACTGTTGGTTAACTGAATGTCAACAGGACGCTAAAAATAATTTCAGTTATTTTTTACTGATTTTTTTTTAGCTTTATCTGCCGATTTTTTAGCTTCCCATAACGCACCAGAGGAAAAGTCTAGCTTGCTAACGCTTCCTTGCTCTCCTTGAAGTTCTGGAAATACCGTCTCTACTCGGACGAGTCCTAATTCTCTTCCAGTAGTCGTTAGTTCGAAGTAATCGCCTACGCCTAGCGTCATTGGATCGAAGATTCCGAACGGTGTTCGATAGTGGTGAGGATTTACGTTTCCCTGCTCGTCCACCCAGGGATTGAACGGGTTTGATTTTATTGACTCCCACCAGATTACAACGTTCTCAATTAACGGTACAAGCGTTTGATTGAAGAAGTTAGTTATATCTGATTGAACCAATTCTACTTCATACCTTTTGAAGAAGTGTTCAGGGTCTTTTGCAACCGTAGCACTTAATCTTTGTAGGTATTGAAGTTCCGTTTCCTTTGCACTTTGTTTCGTGCTAGGTCTTCGTATGACGTTGTAGAGTACCCCACCAATAGGTTTGTCAGGGTAATCGTGTGTCATCGAATAAATGTACAACATTGTTTGAAGGTCATGAGGCAACGTCATGATGATCTTGTTTTCATCAATGGTTGTCTTTGTTTTGTTTTCTTGCAACCAGAGTTTCTTATTTCTAATAAACTCTTCGTCACGCCTACCACGAAGACGGATTATCTTACCCGTAGTGACTGACTTGTATGGAATGTCAAATACTCGTTCTTGAGCAATGTACTTGATATTTGAGTTCTTGTTTATCGCTATGTAGTGTGGAACAAGTACACAAGCTTCTCGAACTAACATTTGGTCAACTGAAGTATCTTTGTACAGTTTAATAACTGTATTGATTACTTGAGTTGTAGTCTTACCAGATGCAGTCAACTCAAGTGCTTTATGGAACACTGTTCCAAAGTCCATTGCGGCTCGACGTTCAGAAGGACGTAATCCTTCTACTGCTGAAAGTCGGAAACGCTCTTTGCAGTTTCGGTACTTGCATAGCATGGAATATGAAATTCCGTCTCTATACAAGTCCCATACAGGTGATCTTGAAATGGATTTTTTCTTCATTACGATTCACTACCAAGTAAGGGGGGACCAATCGGATGAGTAGGGTTTGTTGTAAATTGCGTATCTGCCATAGATTCCTCCAGGGCAGCTATCATCGAGTTCTTCCCATTGAGTCTTTGAAGGTATACCCCACAAAGTTCTCTCATTGTTTTTATCCGCATGAGACTTGATGTTTGCTATCTCATTTGGATTGAAAAATCTAGGGTCTGCAATTCGGTACTTTAAGCACAGTGTTCTACACTCTTCAAGAGTTAGAGCCACTACAGACTTTGTACTCTCCTTGCATGGATATCCTTGCGAGCAGTACTTGAATGGCATTAAGATAGGTTTTGTTTGCCTATCATACAGTTTAGCAAGTCTGCATCGGTTTCGGTACATACCAATAGATACTTTGCCGGAACTAATAGCTCCACCAATGACTCTTTTGGTAACAGGGTTAATACCTAAACCTTCGTACTCCTTTATCCAGTTGGCATGAATAACTCTATCCGAGAGTATCTTGCCAATGTTACCCATGATTAGGTTTTTCTCGTTCAGTTCGAAAACAAGTTCGAACCAAACAGCTTGGGGTAGATTTGTTTTTCTACCCCCTGTGTTGTTTTTAGCTCTTGGTAACTTGCGTGCTGCTGGACGTAAATCGGGATCGATTGCAGTAGTCAACAAGTACAGAGCGTCGATTCGATCTTCTGACAAGTTAATCCTCCTTTCCTTCACCGATCTTGTCAGCACGTTCTTTCGCGGCTTGATCTGAGTATCCTTCGGGATACCGTTCAGTAAGCTTTTTCATATTTGCTTCGAGGACTTCACCGCGACCTAACTGCATTGCATTGCGGATCATGGTCAGATAGAACTCGATATCACCGATCTCTTCAATGACGTTTTCGTAGTCAACAGTCTGATTGTACGCAAACGATTTCTTCAATGCACCGAGCAGTTCACCGGCTTCAGTAGCTACTCCCATAACGCCATGTAAGATTGCTACGTCAATAGGATTCTTGTCAGCAAACTCTTTGCGGATTTCCAAAGGATTCTTGGATCGGGATGCAACGAACAATGCATATCTTGATTCTTCTAACACGGTTGACTACTCTCTTTCAATCGGTGCGGAATTGGACTCGTAATAATTAACGGGACTTCGGGATAAAATATCTTTAGAGAGTTGTTGCAACTCCGTTACTTGAGAATGCCCTGTTGATTCTTTGAGCATTAAGGATTCTGGTGTTTCCGCGTCTCCGTATTCTCTGTGTCTTTTGTCATACTCTAATATGAGTATGAAAGCGGTAATTGACGCCGCGATGAAGAATACGGATTCTAGAATTTTCATTGTTGAGTTCATAGCCTTAACTTGTCAGTTACAGTCCCATTTACGCAACGATTTGTTTATACGGGACTTGGGGTTACTTGCGGTTTTAGTCGAAGTAAGTTTTGCTTTCATACCTTTCATTCTTGCACAAAAGCTCTTTCTTCGACCTGCTGAAGTCTTAGACTTCTTCGCTTGTTCTTTTGACACTGGAGGTTTCAAATTCGAACCTGGGTTCTGTCTTTCATAAGACTTGCGACCCTTTTCGTTTAATCCTCCTTTGTCATTCTTACCTTCTTTGCGTTGCCACGCTGCTGTTCTTTTTGCCATTTGGGTGTAACTTTCTTGGATTGTTTTGTCGAAGCTTTCTTGCAACTGTTGTTGCTGTACGGTTTCTTACCTTTCACAGGTTCGTATCCTTTCCAACATCGGTTTTTCATCGAGACTTACCTTTCTTCGCTTTCTGTTGAGGTTTAGCCATTCCAGCTTTTCGCATAGCTATGGCGACCGCCTGATCTTGGGGTTTTCCTTTCTTCATTTCCTTTCTTATGTTTTCTTGAACTGTCTTCGGGTCTTTACCTTTATCTAGCGGCATAGCATCAACCTTTCTTTCGAGCGAATCTTTGGTAAGTATACCTACGTAGTTTACCCATGTCAACACCAGTCATTCGAATGGATTTTCTTAGGAATAAGTAAAGCGTTCTGTCGCTCAACTCAATTTTGAGTTCTCTGTATAGAGAATCGTTCTTGATTGCGTATACCAAACTTTTGATTTGAGCGTTCGCAAAACTAGGCCCATAGGCATTGAGAACTTTTCGTATTGTGCAACACGTTGTTGAATCATCCAGCATTGGAGCTAATTTACTTAGTAAGTAAATAAAATTATCTCCAACTCTTGAAGTTTTTAAGTTTAGTTCTTTTGGAGTGGTTGAAGGATTGCATGTCTTAGCTATACGCAACAACATAAGCTTTAAGAATTTGTCACTTGGCTTATCTTGCAATTGTTCGTATTCCGGTTGTAACTTTATAGCTTCAACAATAGAGCTTGCTTGTTTAACCAATTCCCTAACCGTCATACCGTTGAGGGTATTGATAAGGCTATCTGGATCATTTTGATCTTGACTAAATACTGTTACGTATTTATTCAATTCAATTGAAATACAGTTTCCTAACATTATCAATTAGCCCTTTCTAGCAGAAAAGCATTCCATCTTTCAGCCATGCTAGAGGCTGTGTACTTGCTTATGTCAACAGAACATGGCTTAGCTTTAAGTATGTAGTTTGTAATACTTCTAGCAGACTCTTCAGGTTCGAATACCGAGCAACCAATATCTCCGTACTTATTCGTTAAAGACTTAACTATGCCGACATTCGATGCGGCTACTGGAAGTCCAAACAACATAGCTTCCATAACAGAAAGCCCAAACCCTTCTTGCGAAGAACAAGATACAAAGCAATCTAGTAGAGCTAGAGTATCGCCAACTCTTTCAACTGCTGGTAGGAATATGAATCTGTCTTTTGGTATCCCTGCAAAGATTGCAGCTTCTTCTAGGTCATAGTGGCTTCTCCAACCACTTATGATTAAGTAAGCATTGTCTATGAAGGATACTGCTTTCATCAATTTTTGAATGTTCTTTTCAGAACTGGTTCTACCTGTGTAACCAACTACATAAGCGTCTTCAGGTATCCCTAAGTACCCTCTCAAATCTTTTCTGGAGGAGGAGGAGATAAGGCGATCAACGTCAACTCCGTTTTCTATTGTCTTGCAAGGTTTGCCGGTGACACGTTCAACGAGCTTAGAAGCTTCATCAGATACGCCTACAAAAGACCTTGCATAGTCTTTAGCATCAGATATCCATTTCTCTGTGTATTGACAAACACCGTGAGCTACGCAAATTAAGTCTGCACTTCTATGTATAGCTGTATTGAAGATATTGGAAGCTATGATCGGCACTTCATGGTAGATAGCATCTGATAGTGTTACGTTTGGAGCATACGTATTCAAACTTTGAATGATATCAGGATCAGGTATTCCATTCATATCACGTTGAATAACTCCAAAGCAAGGTATGTTCTTTGCTAGAGATATTGACCAACGTTCTAATCCACCATACTCGACAGGTTGCCACAATGCGAATTTAGAATCCCATTGACGATGGAATTCAGATAGTGTTATTTGTGGATGGTTACTACCTTGATCGGTAAGATTTTGATTGATGAGGTTATGAAATTCGAATCCCCATAGATGGAACTTGTCGTAAGATGAAAAGTCTGGTGGGAGTTTTCGCATAGCTTCATTAGCATCTCGAACACAAGCACAATCCTTCGGTATGGTGGACTTCCATATTTTGAAGAACTTCTCTAGGGTGCTTGGTGTTGCTGTCTTATCGCGGAACGTATGAAGCATCTTCCATGATTTCCTACCCTTGTCAGCTTTGAGTCTCTTGAAACGCTCTGTAGCGTCTTCTTCAACCAAGTCAGTTGGTGCTGAAGATATAGGGAACCTAGAGTACTTGGTTGCAGGGTTTACGTGCGGTAAGAATCGCACTTCACCAGAACGTAGTTCTATTCTTCCGCACTTACAGACTATCGGGAAGTTTAAACCTTCTTCGTTTTGTAGCTCAAACTGGCAATCAATACACTTCCATTGAGTAACCTTGGGACGTTTTACTTGGGGACGGATTCGGCATTTCATGTTATTTTTATGTAGTAGTTACAACTACCTCTTTCAAAGATGTTGGTGTTAGTTGTGCATAGGCACGTTAAGTCTGTTGGAGCAACGTAAAATGGCCCATACACTAGTTCAAAAGGATAACAACTAGAGGATATAGGTAACTGTCCTCCTATGCAACCTCCACAACTATTTGTACACCCTTGAAGAATAGTCATTACCATTGTGTCTGCGGTTAGCTCTCCAGTACCTTCCCCTGTAGGACAACTAACAGCTACTCTCCAGTTCTGTCCGGTATTCACGTACCCTTCACAACAGAAACCTTCTCCTTCCCATCTGGATTCAACTCTATTCCAGTAGATAGGGAAAGTACATTCCGGCAGTAGGTTGAGTCTTTCGCAATTAGCAGGATCGGGGTAGATAGTTACAGTTAGCATCGGTGGAAGAATTTGATCTTCGCACTTACATAAACAATGCCCACAGTCTTCGTTTGTTTGGAAGTGTTCTTTGAATTCGAATTGGTCTATGACTGCTGCATCAGAGTTAGCAAACATCCCACTGTAGTATCCGTCTTCGAACAGTGGGGGCGGTGTTACACCTACATAGGATAATGTAGCATTAGTTACTTTGGCACAGAATTCTGTATCAGATATCAGTGCTTCAAAATTTCTAGTCAAATCAACTAATCCTAGAACTATGTCTTGAGCTAGTATAGTCTCGACCCCATTTGAAGATATTCCTAGCTTGATTATCGAGTCTGCTGTACCGTTTCGTAAGAAGTCTGCAAAGAAGAAACTGTTAATGTTACTTGCTTTAACTACGTTCAACATTATCCTATAACGAATACCTCCATTAGGTATTTCGTCTTTGATAGTCATTACTACGTGCATCGATTCGTCTGGAACCGGATGCTGAACGTCTAGGATTGCTGTTGCCCCTGAAGAATCCGGTCTTGCTGCAAAATCAACAATGTTAAACTCTGTACCTTCATTAAGCCAGGGCAGGTCTAACCTATCCTTATTCGGCCTGTTGAAGGTATCTTTATAGATTGTGCAAGTTCGACAACAGCAAGGAAATCCTACCATGTTATTCAGGGGGTTCTTCGCAGTAAGGGGATAGTGGAGGTTGAGGACACACGTAGCCGGAAGTCCAAGTACCTTTTAGTACGTCACAGACTTTCTTAGTAGTGTCATAGCAGAAGATTCTATCTGCATCATTTTCTATGTCAAATGGTACACAACATTTACCGATTGGGCCTGGAGGTTGGTTACTTGGATCGGGACATTCTCCTTGCACTATTACGTATCCACAACTACCGCATTCTTGATATACGTATATCTGCTGTCCGGCTTTAAGTTCTTGGAAGATACCTAAAGGATCGTTTACTTCAGCTACTCTATCAATTAGATAGTTACGATTAAGTATTTTTGTGATAGCTGCGGTACTCTTGAAAGACCCGTTAGAGAATGCCATATCCTCTAACAAGACTCCACGAAACATGGAGTCCTTACAAGCTACTTCTCTTGGAGCAAGTATTGAGTTAGCAACTTCCCAAGGAACCGTTTGAACTTGAGTTCTAAGACCGCCATCAGAACCTTGGTAGTAGTAAGTGATAGCTTGAACATCATTGGATAGATTCGAAGTTACTAAGCCTAGATAGATTATGTCTACTTTTCTAAGTAAACGATTTTCAGCGTAGTACTTAATCTTAGTCATGAACCTATCGCATTCGATCTTACCCGCATCAGAATCATATTCGAGTAGTCTATGATCCACCATCGCATACGGTACGAGTACTCGTATGTTCTTTTGTTCTGTGTTCGATACGATAGGAGATTCGTAGAAGTATGTTTCTAAAGTCTCTATGAGCAATATCGATTCATCTGAGTTAAAGAACTGCAACTTACATAGGTTGTCACTTTGCAATGACATTTTGAACTTGGGCGGTGTCTTTAGAGTAAACACCTTGTTGAACAAGATGTTTGTTTCATCAGGGTACTGAAACAAATCATTTGTTAACTTTGGTTTACCGCCATCCGGTGCAAGGTATACGGTAAGGAAGTGGGTAGAAGCTACGTATGCTAAGTATTCAGCTACACTTACATCGGGGATAGTGTGTTTATTGAATACTTGTGGAGTCTGCAACATTTCTCCGTTGTCGAACATTTCTTTTAGTTCGTCAAAGGATTCATGCTGTTCGTAGATTCTACAGTTCTTCCTATACGATTCGCCGTTATGCTCAAGTTCGACTATAAGCATACGCTCACCGTCCTGACCGCTATTTACATCTTCAGGTGGGTTCTCTGGATCGGGAGGATTATCTGGATCGGGAGGTGGCGGTGCTGTAGTCTTTTCATTTGGAGACATAATGAAAGACGTAGTAATTATCTCTAGACCAACGAAGTTCTTTTGTTTAAGTACATCGTCAGCGTCTCTCCAAGAGATATTTAAGTTTACTTTACCCTTGGTACTAGCCCCGAAGGAGTCTTGCCACTGCTTCTCGTTGACTAGGAATCTACCCCAAGAACGTTCTGGAAACGCTCTCCAAGTAAAGAAGTTCAATTGATTGGGTTGAATCCCAATAGAGTTTAGATGCTCTATTAACGGGGTGTGGTCATAAACAAGAATTGCATTACCTGCTGTTCCAGAACCACCAGCACCCGTTATTTTGAACATGGATATACCTCTGCAATGTGAAATTTATTAGAGTTGAAGTCCGGTATCTTCTTCAGTTGTTTCTACTAAACTGGTTGCCGGTTTGTCCGGCATGTTAGACTGACCTTGTTCTGCAACTATTGCGTCTTCCAAGGTAACTCTTTCTACAGTGTAGTTGGTTGACTTAAAGTTTACAAGAGCAATGTAATCTATCACTTGTTTCTTGAAGTCATATATGGCTTGATCTGCTAGACTAGCCAAGGTGCTGTAGTACAGCATCATCGGAACTTTTCTACCTGTAGCTGAACCCATGCCATTATCGTTCTGCGATTCAGTTACTTCAGGCGGAATACCTAATGCTTCTAGAATCTCATAACGAAGTTCTTTCGGGTACTCCATAAGGCCGTTTGGAGTGATGTTTGCTGAAGGTGGGGTGTATCCCCATTTCTGCGTGCCTGTAGCGGCGTTAACGTCATCTGGGAATACTCTGAACCCACCAGTACGCATGTTAGACATCATACGTACAGCTAAGTCCAAGTTATCTATTTCTTGGAGTCCAACTTTGGTTTTACCGATTGGGTATCGAATCTCCCCACCATCAAACGCATTCTTGATAAACCAAGTTCTACGAATGTCTCTACCACCGTACATTACGTACAGTTCGTGCCATGGGATGCTGCACCATTCTAATCTTGATTGACCGTAGATAGGGTTAGCATTACGTTCATGGACATGCCATAGAATTTTAGGGAACAGTAAATCGGCATGAGCATCGCTTGCGTCAACGGACTTGATCCTAGCTCCAACCATTTGATGTTTGTATATCAAAGGCTTAACGGAGTCTGGATGATACCATTTCAAGCAATCGTACTCGATTCTATTGCCGGTATCTTGCCCGTTCTTGAACATGACTTGAGAACATGAAAATCCGTACTCAATAGCTTTGAGTGCTTGGCTAAGCCCATTCGTCCAGAAATTACGAAGCGTTTTCAAAACTAGTTGTTCCAACTCTTTGTTGTCAGACTTCACTTTGTAAATGAACTCTGCCCCGTTTGCTTTGAGAAGGTCAATCAAAGCGGGATTGCTACTACGCTCTGCTTCAATGAATATCGTATTGTAAGTGATCGGACCTTTAAGCATTTGCAGTCCAAAACGAATCCTACCATCACGTAGCATGGCAGGGATCATTGTCGCCGTGAAGTACGGTATGTTATGACCGTATTCAGGATCGTACATAGCAATAGCACTAGGAGAATTCCCAAGATACCTTACAGGGTCTTGGGTATACGTTGTCAGCATTTCATGAACTGAACTCTTAGGCTTACTCATAGTTAACTCTTTTTGGATCGATCTTCGCGTAGAAGGAACATATTCTCAACACTATCGGCAAACTTTTCGTCATTAAAAGCACGCATAACTATGCCTTTAATTGTTGAAGAGTTAACAGGCAAAAGAGTTTCGTATATCTCTCTTGCCTTTAGGGTGGGTATGAACAAAGCAAGTAGCTTTAGGTCTCTTGTGTGGAGGTTGGAAGGTGCAACTCCGTAATATCGTATTGCTTCTGCGATAGGCAGGATTTTTTTTTAAGGTCTTCCATCAAATCGTTTGCGTAGTTGAACAAAGTGATCGCTTGCGATTTCGTCAACGGTACGTTGTACTTTTCGTGAAGCATGTCTGCGTAGACTTCGAGAGCTTCCTTACCGAGCTTGTTTGCTTGGTCTACTGCTTCCCCATAGCACGTAATAACGTCAATCGATTCGGCACTTGCCAACACCTTATTCGAAGAATCTATAAGGTCGATCATTGCGTCTACGTCTGGAGCAATTGCGAATTTTACCGACATACCAAACCCCTTTTCTGGAGGAGGAAGAAGAAACTAAACAAATTCATTAGGTCGTGGGGACCGGAATCCCATATTAACGCAAACTGGATCACCTTTCAATACGTAAGTGATATCCCAGGTTGCACCGAATACCGGCATATCTGCGGAACGATTCAGTTGCTTGTGCGACCATACGCTAGTTCCTGCTCGATACGCTTTGATTACCGTAGACGATGTAAAATCATCTTGGTTGGCATCGAACCTTTGAACACCTACAAGGCTAGGGGTAGGTATTGGGTATCCAACTCGAACCGCACTTCCAGTGCATCTAACCATAGATACTGGAAGTCCGAATGATTGGATCGAGAACTTTTCGTAATCAGTACCACCGTACGTAGGAATAGCGTTGCTAGTACCTAGCATAGCAAAGCCTATATGATCTTTCACACTGCTAGATGGTCTAGCATTGTTGTTGTGTCTAGACTCGGCTAGTTGTGGACTGATGATGGGAAACATTACTGTGTTCTCATTACGTACCACTTCAAAGTCCATATCATAGGATACCCAAGTAGCTCTTGGATTCGATGCTCTTAACCAGTACGGATTTTTAGCATCTGCACCTTTGTAAGGGTTTGTTTCTGGATTGTCAGGAGGTATTACAGGACTAGCAGTAGAGCCAGATGCAGCACCCCCTATGTTATCCATAATTTCATTAACTCTCTGGATACCTGTTATAGGTGTCATTCCGTTTACAAATCCAGATGCTATATCGTAACCAGAACTGAAATCCAGATTATTGAATGTTTCTAGATGCAAGTTACGTCTATGCTGTGCCAGTTCTGGAGCATTGTACGGACCTACATCTACTGTTTCAGTGGAAGGTACTACCGGATCGCCGTTTTCATCAGCTTCGTAATACACCTTTTCAGGATTCAGAACATTCTTTGGAGGGGTAGTAGTTGCTAGATTACCTCTGTTATTATCTTCTTCTACGTAAGGGTTGAAGATAACATTGTAACCAGGCATCAACGGTCCACGATATCCAAAAACATTTTGAGTAGATGCCATTGATTCTCTGGATTGAGACCATTGACCGTTGTAAGAATTTGGTTGGAACTCTGATAGGTTTACAGGAACTTTACCGAAATTAGCAGGGTATGGACCTCCACCTTGCCACGAAATATGGACTGGTTCGAATAGCCCACTATTTCTGAATAATTCTTCTAGTTCGGTTATCAATAAGTAACCGATAGTAAAAGATACTTGTCGTGTGTATATCTGCTCTTTGATAGACACTTTTGTTAATAAGTGTCTCGCTTCAACGCGACTGTTGTTAGCTGCATCCGTCTTGACTCCGCTTACTTCGTCTTTGATACGTGCTGCTGAATCTGGACCCATTACAGTTGATCGCATAATTCTCTGTTGGATTATGCACATAATGGCAATCCATGCCCACCCTTTCCATTTACCAGGGGCAACGGTCAATGTACCTTCGAAGGTAGTTGCCCATGAAAGGAATCCAGCACCTTGCATGATATTATCTGAAAGCAAATCAGAGTTAACGGAGTGTGTAACATCTGCTTTAACTATGTTTGGCATAAACGGATTGTCTGATTGTAGTTCTCTATCCGTTATGGTGTACTCAAGTGTCCTCTTATTCTTTAGTAGCTTATACTTCTGCGTTCTTGAGAAACCTGTTGGGTGTAGTGGCTCAAAATAATGAGTCATCATTTGAATAAGTCTAGGTATTGCAGATGGATTTCCTTTTCGGTTAAGGAATACTGCACCTGAACTAGAGAACTCAATACTACCAGTAAGAGTACTAACAACTGTACCCTCTTCTGAAACTTCGAACTCATGTTCTTCAGTTATAGATAGTACGTAGTTAGCCATTTTATCATCACCGATTTCTGATCCACCAGCATCAGAATCTATGTATACATAGTTACGTACCCACGTATTGAATAATGAACTGAACGTTTGAAGACCGGCTTTTTGTCTACCTTCTTCTGATACTCTATCTCCACTTACAAAAGCTGCATTCTGAATAGTTTCTTCAACTGGAAGATTGAAAGTACAACGCCATTTACATTTAATTGCGTTGTTCAATCCCATAGGTTCCCACGAAAGAATTTCAGGTGTGGGACCTTCTATCAAGTTGTAGCGTAAATGGTTTTTGTACTTGTAAGTAGACTTTTCGCTTTCTTGATCTTCAGATTCTCCAAGTACGTTCATAATTATACCAGCACCATGATGCCAAAATACTAATCTACAGTTTGGACGTTGTAGTTGGTATTTTACTTTGTCCATTGCAACGTCAACTGAATCTGGTTGAAGTTCAACATCTGTATTGTCGTCTTGGTACGTTATGTCTCTACCATAGTTAACAGTAGATACTAGCTCTTTAGTTAGTATGAACTCTGCTTCAAGAGTATATCTACTGTACTTTGCAGTGATACCGTCTTCAGAGTATACAACCTGACCGTTCAGAGACGTTTTGGTATAGCCTCTGAATTCAAGCATACCGTACTGAAGAAACTTGTATTCGCATGGGATTGGTTCTTCTGGCATTTTTATCTCTCTTGAATGTTCTCTGGACGGTTTCGCATGAACGATTTAGTTTTGTTGAATGTAGCACCTGAAAGGCTTTTTGTCGAGTCAGGCTTGCTTAGCCAATTCGATACAGCAACAGCCGCAAGTCGAATTGGAGCTATCAAAGGATTGACACCTATAGCAAATTCATACATATAGTATATCGGTGTTGTTAAAGACCTAAGTACACCTAGCAAGAATATAGCTAAGGCTAACATGTCTTTTGTGAATGGCTTGAAAGCTATCATGAAGTCTATGCCAAGTTTGTACATTTCTTGACGTACTTCATTTGAGTACTGGTTTAGCTCGGCTATGTCTTTACCGTATTTCTCTCCAGTACTTATGTTTAGTTCAAGCATTTTGATTTGGTTGTCTAGTCTGCTTGAAAGTACTTCAGGTGAAAATGCTTGTACAGATTTAGCTGTATTTTCGGATATGCTTGTTAACAAGCTAACTATCTCTAACGAACCACCAGAAGCTTGCCCTACTGCTCCACCAGCTAGACCACCAACAACCGCACCAGCAGCAGTACCTATACCAGGAACCACAGAGCCTACGAGACCGCCTATAGCAGCACCGCCCAATGATCCCACTGAAGTAACCATTTTAGTGGTTCCTTTAGACATAGCTGCTACGCCTTCACTTCCTGATACTCCTTGGGAAGTGGTTGCATTAGCTGTTCCTTTTAGCAGTTCTTGCGGGACTGATGTTACTATTTTTGCAGCATCAATAGCCATACCGATTCTGGATTTAGCTAATGATAATCTACTAGCAGCGTTAATGTACGAATCGTAGGAACCACCACTAGCACCAGGACCACCAGGGAATTGCAAAGAACCTCTATTAAAATCTGGAGGACTTCCACCCTTCCCGCCCGATCCTCCTGGAGGAGGGGGAGGTAAAGGTGGAACACTAGGAGGATTCTTAGGTGGAACTGGAGGGTTCGGAGGTACTGGGGGATTAGTAGGTATCGGTGGTGGGTTGTTGGGTTGAGGAGGGGGTTGAGTATTTGGAGAAGGGCTTGGAGGGGGTGGCGGAAGTTGAGTGTTTGATTGTTGATTAGGAGGAGGTTGGGTACTTGATTGTTGTTGTTGAACGTTTGATTGCTGTGATGTTTGCTGTTGACTGGACTGAGTATACGTACTTGTAGTTTGTTGATTTCTAGCAATTTTTCTAGCAGCTAGTTCTTGTGGTGTTGAAGTTAGGTATTCAACAACTGAACGTAGTACCTTCGGCTTGATACGAGCAGTGTAGTCAGAGAAAGCTAAGGGCTTCTCTATAGTTGCTGCTTTGTATGGTGGTGGGGTTGTTGCTTCTTCGAAAGTTGTTTTGAGACTTTCAGCTACGTCTTCTCTGTTCCTGCTTGTTATGCCTTTGGCGAATACGGTTCCGCTTTCTGCGGTGAAGTCTGGTTTCTCTAGTTGCTTGCGTAAAGAGTCTGGAACACTCTTACCGATTTCTGTAAAGTAGTTAAGAATTTCTTGACCACTCTTTACCAGTCCGGTTCGAAACTCTACTTCAAACTTTCTAAGGTCAGAAAGTACGTCTGGCTTGGAGACTATTTCAGATACAAAGTCTTCAGGCTTGAATTGATTTGCTTGAGACTTGTATCTAGTTAGTATCTCTTCTTCAGATAGCTTGGATTCGATCTTTGTTTGGGCAATAACTTCGTTGCGAGTAGCATCATATATTCTACGAGCTTCTGCCATTACTTCACGTTCTGGAGAACCCTTAGCAGCTTCTTCATCTACGAATTGCTGTGCCTTTTCAAAAGCAGTTCTATTAGCAACTGACTCTAGTTCTTGCTTAACTACTTTGGTATACTGGGTTTGATACTTAGTTAGTATCTTGGCGTTGTCTATGTTTTCTTTGTTCTGCTTTTGTTTTGTTCTTTCCGCATCAGCTTTCTTGAACGAAGTCGTAGCAACTCTGGTTACTTGAGAACGTAGTTTGTTGATTGCGTTTTCGGAGTAAGTTCTTAGTTCTTCTTCGACTTGTTTGATTTCCGTAATTCGATCTTGGTAGAAATTGATGAAGTCAGTATCAAGTTGGTAATTAGGGTCTTTGTCAAGCCGATCAAACTCTTCATCGAGCTTTGTTTGTGCTATTGAACCTAAAGTGTTACCAGCATTGTTGATGTTCGTAAGTAAGTCATTTAGATACTTTGTTTGGGAAGCAACAGTGTCTTTGATTACCTTGGCAAGGTCTTCAGGGGTCTTGGCTCTAGATGCTTTGCTTCTTAGGTCTCTAGTAATGCTAGGTAGAAGCATTGTTTGAGACTGTCTGAAGAATTCAGAAGCGTAGGTACGACGAAAGTTTTCTGTTCGTACTTGGAAAGCAGGATTGATGTTTGATAAGTCGTCACGATAAGCAACGCTATTCGGATCACCAGAACCTTTGAGTATGTCTTGGCGTAGTACGTCATCCTTCTTTGTGACGGGATCAATAATAGGATTCAAGTCAACGTTTATTGATGTTCGCTTCTTCGCCATAGCATTACCCTTTTAGTATTAAATGGAAAAAACCACCCGAAGCATAGTCCAGGTGGTTTCGAGTTTGTGGTTGTCGTTTTTCTGGACTACAAAAGTAGTAACTAAGAACTAACACAAAGGAGACGGACCACCATCACCCCAATTGAACGCATAGTACCGAAGGTTTCCAGTACACGTAGGACCTGCGGAATCAACTTCCAAGTCGGGCAGTGGACAAGTCACTGGAAGGATATCCAAAGTCACTGGCAACTTGCGAACCGAAGAAGAAAACTTCACTGATTGAGGATCAGCAGAAACAACCGCTTGGAGGTACGTAAGCGAGGTAATAGGGCCACCAGTTTCAGGATGCCCCAATAGTTGAGCCGAAGTACCTGGACACGGTACTAGAGTCAACGGCAAAGCTGAAGCAGACAGCAAAGAGCCTACAGGACCTACGCGACCATGACCATCATCAAACTCACCGTCTAAGTCATGATCGTAAGGCCAAAGGAGTCTGCGTACACCTGGAAGGTTCAGTTCCATCAGAACCATTCGAACTTGCATTCGAATACCTTGGAACACGGAATCCAAAGGACCTCGGTATTGATCGCAAACAATGTCTTCTTGGATACGCGAAGTAGTTTGTTCGAAACCGTCTTCGGTAACTCCCAGTGGAAGACCACCATAAAAAGCATTAAATGCACCAGTGATGAACGCCATTTCTTAAACTCCTTCAACTAAGTAGTAAGCTACTGCTAGTAAAAGTTTAGGCTACGTACCTTAACTTCTTTGTTTTCGTACCATAATCTTACGAAATTTTTCGTTATCCCGCAACTCTTTCAGAAGTCCCATTGTTTGTTGGACTTCTTTCAATTCCAACAAGTTCATGTCGATCTTCTTAATGTCTTCGACTTTGGAAACAAAAGAGTTTTCTGCATCATCTTCGTCTTCGAAGGTTACACCTTTTAGAGACTCGATAATGAAGTCTTTCTCTTTGGAAGCTGTTTGAATTAGTTTCCTAGTTTCAAACCATTCCAAACACTTCTTACAAGTTACTGCTCCTATGAACCCTGTAGTGAATCTTGGCTTGGTTTTAGCATTACATGGAGTTACGCATTCAATACCAGTCGAGTCAGGGTCTTTAAGGTCCTTGTTGAACACGGCAACAACAGTGTTAGTAGGCATACTTTGCTTAGGCATTAAGAAGCAAAAGTTTGCTAACTCAAACAACGTTGCATTGTTGCAACATTTAGCAAATCGTTTCGAAGGTGCGTGAACGATCTTTTCGCACCTTGAACATCGATAAGGGTAGTCGGTCGCCATGATTTTATCCGTCGAAAGTTAGGGGGTATTTTGGTATCTGCAATGCGGAATTTATTGGATTTTGTTAGGGTTTAATAAATTCAGCATTGCACACTGTAGATTCTGGAGGGGGAGAGGAAACGGCAGATTAGGGTATGTCCTGCCGGACGAGACGTATCCGAATCGTTGTTTGCATTGAAGTAATCTGCATACCTTGGTTGTGGTTCTGCATCTGCATTGATGTATTCAAATCCATGTCCGATAGATATTCCACTACATAATAACTCTTGAATATCACTAGGATATTCTTTTGATTTATTGATAATGAACGTAGCTATGTTGTTATTGTTACTACTGTTAGTCTGACTAACTATAGTAATAACTATATCTTTAATAGTACTTAGAGACATATACTCTTTAGTTAAGTATAGTCCTAATCTATCTGTTGGAGTTACAGAAGTTCTAGCACCGCATATAACATCGAAACCCATTCTATCTAGAACGTAGTTAGTTCCTCTTGAAGAACTTTCACTATCACTGTTGTTGTTTCGATCCTTGGGAACTATCAGTACGAATTGTGAACCTACTGTTGGTGGTGGCTCATCTTTCAGATTCACGATTATGTTGTCTGGGTTAACCAGCCTAGTCAAAGGACTTTCAACCAATCGGTTTCTAATTGTTTCTAAGACTGCTCTTTCAAACATGCTTCTTCTTTCTCTAACTCCAGGAAACGGGGGTCCAGGGGGTGACTACAGTAATCCTCTTCGTCTTAGGTAAGCTTCGAATTGTGGTGCAGCGGATTTCTTTGCTGCAATAATACCCTCTTTGGAAGGTACTAGAATTTTACGTCTCGAATGTACATTCTCTGCATAGTCAATGTCAATTCCAAACGTAATGCTTGTTGTGGTTACTTCTACGAATTGCCCTTCTCTAGGTATGTACCTACCATTGATGAACCTTCCAGGCTTTATAGCTTCTCGCAACGCCCTAGTGCGTATATTGATTGCTACCCTACCTCCGTAGAGTTGATTCTTTCTTTTCTTTTGTTTGATCGTTATTGGTTTCAGAGGTCTCCATTGTTTACCGAATTCATCAACGTCTCCAAAGATTTTATCCATGAAAGCCTTGTTGTTAATCTTAACAAGATGGTAGAGAACGAGGTTGTTGTAGTACAGCCGTATCTCATCGTCCTCTACCTTGGTAAGTTTCTTGATGACTTTGTAGGTTTTCTCTAGAGCCATAGAAAGGGTAAGTTTCTGCTTATGTACTGTCCACCAACCGTTCTACTTGAAGTGATCGAATCTACACGTATAGGCGTGAATGGGAATCGATTATCTGATGAAACGTTTTGGTAGACAACAGAAGTGTTTCCAGAACGAGGCAATTCAGATAAGTACAAATCTCCATTAGCTATACGTTCAAGGTCGATCATGGACTCCATGTACTGATCGCTGTACAGAGAAGGATTACCTCTACGAATAGAAATAAGATAACAAGCAATAATGGTTGCTATCTCTCTGATTCTCGGAGAGTACTGCAAGTCAACATCATCAAATGATTTATTGAGTTCTTGCTTTACTCTCCCAGTTGCTCTTTGAATGAACTCTTTAACAATCTCTGAACTATCCGAAAAGTCATCAGTGTGCATATCGAGACCATCCTCTGAAAAGAGTCTTTTAATCTCTTCAGAGGATGTGAACTCGAATGGGTATAGCTGACCTGGAATAGTCATTGATGGTTATACCAATCCTGTTCGCCAAACGTTTGCGAAGAATGGAACTTGAGGTTGCGGCATAATCGGAACGTAGTTCGTCAATGTCTTAACATCAAATCGAGGAGGATCGTACTCTTGGGTTCGCCAAGTAGCTTGGCCGGAAACGGTACGTACATCGGACATTGCATTTTCAGCAATAGGTTCCATTGCAGTACCGAAACCAATCCAGTCACCAGGAGGAGGAACGATCAACGCATATCCATCAGGAATCAACGAAGACCAGTTAGAAGTACTAACTTGGTTATCGTAGTTCGGAACAACGTCATTCAATACGAGACCTTCGTTGTATATGTGGAAGGTGTATTGAGGAATTGCTCGGAACACAACCTTGTAAGGACCGCTTGTTGGAGCCTTGTTTCCTTCAACAGGACGGTTCGTTAACGATTCGAAAATCGTGAAGCTTGAACCACCAACAGCTTTGAGTTGGTTGTTGTTGAACAAGTGCTTTCCGGTATTGCCATTCATGATGATATCAGTTGGCTGATAACCGGAAATACGCGATGAAAGAATGCTAATCTCGTTCAGGTGATCTACGATTGGAGCGTTAACGCTATCCCAAGCTTCTCCACCAGCGATGATCCCTCCAAGGTCTCCCTTGTTGGAATCAGGAATTCGATACTGGTTAGCATGGATGATTGCTGGATCGTTCAGTTCGCACAAACGGAACCCTTCACCACCATCAGACTTCAGACCGAAACCGCCTTGGAACATCTTGGCAACCATCCATTCAACGGAGTTGGATACCGTTGTTTTCAGGTGCTTGATCTGCATAGCGATGTACTTCTCTCCAGAAGCATCAACCTTGGTGTTAAGTCCGTATGAACCGAGTTGTCGGGTCATGAAGACTTTCTCATGGAAAATGCTGATCTTCGGGTGAAGACGGAAAGTTGTAGCCAGTGCGGTTCCAATTGGCTTCAATCCGATACCTTGAGGTCCACTCATCGGTGCGGAGATTGGAGACAATGTACGAGTAGCCGCATACAAATCGTAACCGAAAGTACGAGTTTGACTGACAGTAAGCGGTGCTGATGTCGGTTCAAGATTGAAGTACCTTTGGAAAAACGATGCTGGAGTATGCAACTGTTCGTAAACGGCAACAATTTGCGGAACTCGCATCAACTGGTCAAATGAAACACCTATCATAATCTGCTCTTTACCTTTCTTGTGACTTCAGAATGAATGACCTAATAACTTATTAGGTCGCAGTAGTTACGGTTTGACCGCCCCAAGTATTAGGAAGGATCAACCATTTCGAACCCGTACCGATTGCTCGGAACGATCCACCAACTTTCTGAGCAGCAGTGCTAAGAGCAACTGAGTCAGCAGCGATATCGTTGAATATCACTAGAACGTCAGTCGTCGAACAAGTGATGGTCATGTTCTGATCGACACTGTTATAGAACTGGAATTCCAATCCACGTTTCGGACTTGGAAGAGTAAAGGTAACTGCACCAGCACCACCAGCTACGAACATCGTACCGGCAGAAGCTTCAGTAACCACGGTATCAGCAGTCACCGTAACTGTGGAGCGTCCAGGAGCATAGCCTTGAGGCATGTCATCGAACATGAACCTTCCGGCCATTTGGCGACGAATGACCCATTCAAGGGTCGATCCGACAATGCCTGGGTTGGTTACAGAACCAACAAACAATCCGCTTGCTTTGACATTACCGCCAAAGAGAACGAATCCAGTGGTACGATCTTGGTCACTGCCAAGCAACTGCATTTTCTGTGCCCCCATAAGGACACCGGCAATGTTCTGTGTACCATCGGTTGCATCGGGGTTCCATTGCTTGAACTTACCGGCATCTGCACCTGAAGTAACCTTGCCAAGCAAAAGACCTGGACGAAGAACATCGGTGAAGTTAGTGTTACCAGCGTCTCTTGACGATCCATCAAGAACAACTGGTAAGAAAATTTGTTGATCGAGTCGTCCCCAAGTAATGTTTGTTGGGTTGACTACCTCGTTGAACGGGGCCATGTAATGACCGCCAAGGAGGTTTGCCATATCAAAACTGTACATACTGCGTTTCCCTTAATTAAGGTTCGATGCTGAAATGAAAAAACTGTTGAGGAACTAGGAACTAAATCCTAGCTGCCATACGTTTCGCAATGTTCTCAATCTGAGTGTTGTTGTCGGTGTTCTCGGATTGCCAATCAGAACCCATAACAAGGGTTTCAACGAATTGCTTGGAAGCATCTGTCACAACGGTTGGTTCTGGCATCGCTTCCAGTGCCATGAGCAACGTTTCAACAACGGGAGTAACAACTTGACCGTTGCTGAATTCCAAGTTGTAGGAATCCGCTTGCGGATACAGGTTCGAGTCAGCAAAAGCTTGAGTTGTTCGATTCGACTTCACAAGGGCATCGACGCGACTTCGATATCCTTTGCGGCGTTCCGTTTGCATCGAATTCTGCATGGCAGACATGATGAGTTGTGATTGAGTATCGACTTGAGGGGTGACAGGATCAACCTTGAAATCGGCTTTCTCGTAAGGCTTGCCGGTATCGGGATTGACAGTCTTGCTCGAAATCAAAGCTTCGATTTGTTTGACGCTTAAATGGGACATAAGCAAAGGCTCCACTTCAAAGGTTTCGGTTTCTGGACTCGCTTCTGAATTAAGAAGCTTGTATTGGTTAACGGCAATAGACAAATTTTCAATCAAATTGTCAATAGTCGTGGTAGTTGGAAGATACAATTTGCAAATATCTCGCAAATCATTGACTAATTGAGAAATCGAAGCTCCTCCAACAGTATCTTCGGTTTCTTCAGATTCAGATTCGGTTTCGGATTTTTCGTCTTCAACCATGTTGGACATTATCAACTGAGCATCATCAGGCTTTAGTTGAAAGTTCTCTTGCCCGTTCTCAATCGGATGAGTTACTAGGGCGATGTGCATTATCGCTTCATCTATTACTTCCTCCCCTCCAGAAGTTAAAGGTACGTTGCGACGAGTGTAGATAGATGTATCTTTAACAATACTACCTATCTTTCCTGCGGGTGTATTTGGGTCGTCTTCTGCTCCAGGTGATTCGATGATACCTACCAATCCGTATTTACCGTCTTGGCATTTCTGTACTTTGAGGCTTTCCCAAAATCCAGCGTTGTCAGTACTCTTGGCTAGAAGACCACCATCCCCACTGGTAAGGATAGTCATGTCCAAGTCGTGTTTCCAAGGTGCAGGGACTTTCATCCCATGCTTCTTAGTTATCTTTTGGAATGATTGTTCGAGTTTGTCCAAGCGAGCTTTGTCAACAGTAACGTATTCGTACTCTTTGGTTTGCTCGTTCCATTGACGAAACTTACCTTCTTTGAGGATGATCTTTTCAAACTTAGGCATTACTCGATTCTCCTTGTGATATCTCGTTTAACAACAAACTTGTCGGATTGGTGAAGCATAATAGCATCAGGTTCATTTGGCAACTTACCTTTAAGGTCATAAACGTAGTTGTTGCTTGGTTCTATGAACTGCGTGACGAATGCTTTAACGGTAATTGTTGCATCTTGACCAGATATCGTCAAACTACCCAAAGTAGGGTCTATTGCAGGTTGCTTATTACCGATCAAAAGTCCCTGGACAGAAGATATCAGAATCTCGCTATCCTCTTCATTGTCGTTTTGACGCTTACGTAAGCAGAACCATATCTCAGGATATGCGGCTAAGTCTCCAAGGTCTTCGATTGTGAATGTCCATCTACAACCACGATAAACTGTTATCTCATCGAGACTAAATGCCGTGTGTTCAAGTACTTGAGGTACTGCTACTGTAGCGATAACTGTACCTCCACCACCACCGCTTCCGGTTGGTGCTAAACTCAAAGCATTAGCAGTCCAACGTACTAGTGAAGTACCTGAACTTACGAGCATAGTTGATAAGTCTGCAACTAGTTGAGTTATTGCAGTTGGGATACGTGCAAGTAGTGTATTCAAACTCGTATTAGTTGAATTCAATGTTTGAGCTACAGTACCAGGAGCAACGATTCCGGTATGAACTGTAGATAGCATGTTCAAAGATATCGTATCGTAGACATTCGAATCGAATGTAGATACATGATAAGAGGCTGGTTGAGTTTCATGTACATCAGCAGCAACATGTTTAGCTCCAGTTATCTTAACTACTCTGGTATTGTAGTTATCTGATAGTAACATACCGTCTAAGAACCCTGCTCTGGTTACTGTCAAACGATTAGTTAGTTCGGTGACATTACCTGCCATAGTACCGGCTTCGATTTGTGCTAGTGTCGGTTTTTGTGACAGGTCAGTTGAGATTTGTTGGAGAACTGTAGTAACATCATAGTCAACAACAGCACCGGCCCATATCGCGTACCGAGTTTCAGTACTTGTTGTACCAATTGCTTCGATACGCAACGATTCTCTGGAGTGAGAAGAAGAAACGGTATACGTGAATCGGTATCTTCCAACGTTAGGGTTGGTAACACTAGATAGATTACCTGATCGACTAACACCAGCACCGTTAACAGCAGAGATTGACGGAGTAGCGTCTAGGTTGACAAGCTTATCTTCGTCGTCTTTGACAACCAGTGTGAATTCATAAACTGTTGATCCGGTTTCAGGTGCTTCAAGTAATGCTGCACCAAACAGATTGCATTTAGCACTTAGGTTGTTCAACCCAGTGATAGCAGACAGAATGTTACCTGTTGTTGCTGATATTGAAGCATCTAGGAAATTGAGTCTTGAGTCATTGGCTAGCAACGGATTTGTTGGGATAGCCGCAATCGATGAATTCAAGTAGTTCAATCGGCTATCTGTTGTTAATAGCGGATTAGTTGGGATTGAACCGATTGGAGCATTTAGGTTATTTAACCTAATGTCCGTTGTAAGTAGTGGATTTGTTGGAATGTTGTTAACACTTACTTGGCTAGCTCTAGTATTAACAGTTGCTTCTTTAGCGAGTAGCGTAGACGCTTCAATTTGTGTAAGTGTAGGTTTAGTGTCTACACTAGTTTGAGAAGCTCTACTAGCTATGTCTGTATTAAGTCGGGATAGTCCGAATCCTACGGCATCTTGGTAGTTAACTGCATCTAGTTCAATGATAGCTAGAACAGGAAGCATGTTAGCTACACCGCGAATTCTAATTATCACGAATTCAACACCAGAGGCATAAGCAGCATCAGGTAAGTCTAACTCGTAAGCACCTGCTAGAGTACCATCAGCTACGATACCCCAAGCTGTAAAGGTTCCGAGTACCTTACCCGATGCGGCACTAAGTTGCGATGGTGTTGCTTGCGTCCAAGTAGATTGACCTTGCCTACGAAACTCAATTATCAAGCCAGATGAAGCTGTAGTAACTCCAGAGAGACCGCCTCCTGTAGTGCTTGTCGTATCTCGAATGAAGATTGGGAGACTCTGTGATGTTTCACCAGCATAGATTTTTCGTACACTCATTATGGGGTCATCCCTCCGTTGAATCCGATAGGTAAAAATAGCCCACCACCTACACTATACAAGCTAACTTCAAATAGAGAAATTATGGCATCTAAAAAGGCAGCGGATACAGATTGTACTACAGTTGTAGAACTCCATATAGTAGTTCTATTCTCTTGGTAGTACGTCTTAAATTGCGATGATCCTACAGATGCAGACTTGTCGTTAAGCAATGCCCCTGGAGGTAGTAGGGTATTTGTTAAACTGGCGTTTTGAACATAGCCATATAAAGCTGTGCTTAATGCGTTAGTTCTAAACGCATTCGTAGTTTGTGCGGGATATAGAATGTTGACTGACGTACCAGAGTTGCTTGATATCCGTTCTGGTACTGCAATCGTGTTTGTGTCACCACGCCATACCCCTGCAATTATGTTTTGAGCATTCGTCCAAGTACTACTTATATTAGACGTTCCAGAGGAATGAATATACCCTGCTCTAAAAGAACCTGAAGCTGTGGATATCGATATCAAGTTTACCCAATCAGTAGGTAAATCGGGTATCGTTGCTGAAGCTGGATTGCTTGCGAAACATACAATGCAATCTCTTAACTGCAAAGAAGACACTGTAATGCTACTAGAATTTACAGTTGAACTTGATGCCAAAAGAATTGTCATTTGTATGCCTATGTTACTAATGTCTAATTGCCAAAAGTCTCCCAAGGGTTACTTGAGAGACTTAGTAAAGTTGTTGTTTGATTCCAACTACTCAGTTGGTTGAGCTAAATCGATTTGTTCCAAGATTTCGTCATCGGTAAGAAGCAAAGCAGATGGGTTCTTGTTTTCACGCCACTTCTGAATCAACTGAATAATCAGCATGATTGCTTGGATCATTGCCATGATCGTAGCTGGATCAACACCAACCAAGTCAGGGTCTTTTTCAAGTTTCTTGAGAAGTTGTTCTTTAGAGCCTGTGAACGTGGAATACTTACGAGCAATGCGTACTGCAAGTAAGTTTCTTCGACGTTTGGTGAACTTAAACATTACGTGGTCCTTTTGTGATAGAGTCAATTTTCGCGTCTTGTTGCTTCATGTGAGCATCAAGTTTATCTACTTTTTCTTCGATACTGTCAAACCTAGAATTCACCAAAGCTGAAAGACTTTTCAGAGTTTCAGATATGGCAACCATAGTAGCGTTCATTCCGGTCATAGTGGTATTCACTATGTCCAAGTGCTTAAAACTCTTGTCTAGGAATTCAAACCCTTTATCTCTTGCAGGGATAGCAATTTCTTTTCCGATCCATGAAGACATTTTCCAGATAGCAATAACTACAACAACCACAAGTACTACGAGAACACCTGAAGCCGTATAGCTATTGTCAGTAAGGAATCTATGCGTTTGGTTAGCGACTTCCGTTACCTGTTGAGCTAACATGAAAAACATCTGAACGAACTTTCTACTAAATAGTTGGAACTGAATCGGGTAAGTCGATTTCGCCAATGGCTATCACTGAAATGTCGCGTAGAGAGAACCATCTTGCAACTTCCTCTACTGGAACGTTGTAGACAATTCCTGGTCCCCAACTTTCATTAGATAGCCTTACGAACATCTTTCCATCTGAAGAGTAAAAGAACCCTTGGAACGACATATTGTGCGCCCAAGAGTCACGAGGATTTCGGGCATGAATATCGAAACCGTCTTTGTGCTTACCGATCTTATGGATAGCAACACCGGAGCAAATTGATGCAGGTTTGAACTGCTTAGCAAGTTCAACGAGCATATCAACATTTGTTACTTCAGGAGCTTCCAGCAAACGGTAATCAGCAAATGGAAGTAGCGTATCCAAGAATTCCCAGTTCTGAAATCTTCGGTATACGTCATTGTTTTGAGGTTCAGGAAAGTCCTTGTCTTGAACAGCGTTAAGCTTGGTTAGGATTTCATTCAGCTTGCCGTTGTTGCAAGGAATAACTCCATCTTTGATAAAGGATTCGTATTGCTCAGCACAAAATCCACCATCACCACCTTTGAGCTTGCCTCTACGTCTACCACAACCATAGCTGAATGGTGCATAGAACGAGATTGACTTAGTAGTGAACTCGTCCTTACCAAGGAACTCTTCGGCTTGCCCATCCATAACGATTTCAAACAAGGCTCTACGTACCCATGGACGGAACGTATTACTGATTACACAAGAACCAGTCTTTTGAGGAAGCCAAGCAAACGTTCTGCCAAAGACGAACTTATCGATTACGGATAAGTCGCATGATCCTGAACCGTAGTTTAGAGACTCCATGAACTTCAAGTAACGCGAGTAGATAGGGTTACTTGTATAATCCTTAGCTACTCTTGCTCTAGAAACGATTGGGATATCGTTGTAAAGTGCTTCAAGCTTTCTTCGTTCAGTATCCAAACGAGTATCGACTGAATCTGAAGAATTGAAACCCCACCCAGTAGGGCCACGAACTAGCGAAATATCTAGAGTATCTGTACTCATGCTTAGTTCTCCAATCCTGCGGATACTGCTTGCATGTACAGAACCATATCACCGCGAGTCAAAGGCCATCTTGACCTAAGATCGGCATTCAAGTTTTCAAAGACTATGCTGTAACGGTTCAAGTCTGTACCCAAAAGCTTTGTTCGATTGTCCACAATCAGGGTTGTAGCGTCATTGATAGTCATTATGGGATTTTCTGTCAACGATTTAGCCGCATCCTTGTAAATCCCCCCAAGCTCTTTTCGCTTTGGAAGGTCTTTTGACCATTCCCTAACTCGTTTGCCTAGATTGTTGAATTGATCGTCTGGAATAACGCTAGGTTCCGGCATCGGTCCTGGAGGAGGAGAAGGAGGAACAGGGGAATCCCCAAGTTCGAC